GAACGTGCTATCTTCTCCATGCCACTTGGCTTGAATGCTTTGAACTGCATCATGACTATTTATTCCTTGTTGAATTATATATCTTGATAGCTAGGTATACAATGGACAGAACCCCAACCACCAGTGCAACCCACTGATTCATGGCAGGTAGCCACATGGGAGCAGATATACCGCCTGTCGCTATGAGCAAATCTTCTGGTTTCATCTTAGTCAGCATCCGCTATGGTGTTGCCTTCAGCTACCCATTTTTGAATAGCGATATGTTCCAAATTTTTTGGGTCAAGTGGCACATCTTTTATCTCACCGTTTACCGTTGCTCTAATGCCCACATTTCCGTCATCAGGAAACAGTGGGTTTTTGTAATATTTTGCAGATGTAATTACGATGATAGGGTCAAGAATACTCATTTATATCTCCGCTTCTGCTGTAAATGAAATAAACGAAAGGCCAGCAAATCCAGCAGTGTCGTTGGTAGAAGTCGTAGAGTCATTAGATGTGATGGCGATATGCCTTTCGTCCATTTTGTAAGCGGCAGCAGGTACGTTTTTCCAAAGGTTTGAACTGCCATATATAGTTAAATACCCAGATGATTGATTATTACTATCCAAATCAGTTGAGTAACTTGTAATCGTAGGGCTTTTAGCCATTTGAACAGGTAGCGTTACAGATGGCGAATAGTTTGCATTGTTAGTAGAATAGAAATTCATCGTATGCATATATGTAGCATCGCCATTGTATGCCGTGCCAGCGGCTGGATATGCACCCTGTTGAGCGGATTTATGATAATAGCGTTCACAACGCAAAAGTTCTTCCGCAAAAGATTTATGCTCAAAATCTGTTGCTCTTGACCCTACCTCAAATTGCACACCAGTAAGGTAAAAATTGCCAGTTTGTGCAACGAAATTTTCCTGATTGCTTGTAGCAAAATCATCTGTTTGAGTGTATGCCCCCCAGCCTGTGTGGGGTGTTCCTTTGAAACCATCGCCAGCCGCTAAAGTCCAATAGAAAGCATACCCTTGAGTGGCATCGTTAGTTATAGTTGCGCCACTATCAGTGTCACCCTCAAACGTCATTGTGACTTTTTGCCAAGTGTCTGCGGTGCTAATTGTGTACTCTTTAGTATAGCTTCTCGTTGCATCTGGCAGATATGCCATGAGACAATATGTGCCTGTCTCAGATGACCTCACATAAAAAGTAAGCGTGGTTGTTTTTGCGTTTGCTGTTGCGTATTCCAAATGCTGAAGGTCAGTACCCTCTATATTATACGCAACATACACAGCCTCACTTGATGCTAAAGTAGTTTCTTTTGTGGTGACCTGAACCCTAAGACTATTGGTGAAGCCATCTGGGGCTTCAGTGGACTTAGACAGGGTTACCGCAAGTTCGTCTACCGAGTCTTGAGTATAGAAAAATCTATCTAAACACCTGAGTGTCCCATTGCCTGTTAGGGATGTGGACGCATTTCTTTGATTTATGGTCATTGCGCCATTGATTATCATATTACGACCAGTTAGACCGCCAGCATCAGCCGAACCAGCTAGGTTTGCAAAATCTCTTGCTCTACTCATATTACTATCCAATCCTAACAACAGTTAAATATGTAGGCGATGGGTCAATAGAAGGTGATGAAGATGTCAACAGACCTATTCGATGGGCTATAGTGTATGTGACACCATCTGTATTCAGTTGCGCTTGTAGCCTCACTTTATTTGTACTATTTGTAGATTTATACACAAAAGAACCAGCAAAACTTTGTGACCGTTCATCTTGTGAACCATCATCATATGGACGGCTTGCTTGACCTGTCAGCCCTGTATAGGTAGTTCCATTATCAGTACTAACTTCTAATGATACATGGCTATGCCTAAATCCCACATCGTTTCCATCTCCAGCCCCAAAACCTACACCATAAGTGATAAGATACACGCCATCGCTGTCAAAAAGATAACAATCATTTGTGCTATCAAAATTAGATTTAGTATCGTATTTAACTGTACCTTTGCCGCCAAAATCAATAACATTGATTGAGTTATCAGCAAGTGATGTCATTGAAGTTGTTAGTTCAACAGCAAAATACTCAAGACTGTTTAAGGTAGTATTGCCATTACTATCAATAGTAATAGCAGTATTAGCACCAGTAGCATCCTTAATAGTACCAGCATTTAAGTCGCCATTAAATGTAACAGGACCATTAAACGTACCACCACTTGCCTTACTTACTGTATCAGCCAGTTGAAACTTTTCATAAATAACAATCTCAACTACCTGTCCAGCAGTCAGTGCTGTCAGGCCACCTACTGTGTTTGCAGTTGTTGTGTTATAATCAGTGCCAGCTACAAGGGTTACACCGTTTAGTTTTACATCAATGTCAGCATTAGCTGGGAATGACAGCCCACTAATCTGTGACGTACCGATAGATGTCTCACCACCTGTAGCAGTAAAGTAGTGACGAGAGCGAACTGCCTCACTGTTAATCTTAGCCACGTTGTAGATGTCATACACAATCACTTCTACGATGTCGTTAGCCGCCAACGCAGCAAGGCTACTAATCGTATTAGCTGTACCAACACCATAGTCAGTACCCTGCACAAGCAGAACACCGTTCAGGTATACGTCTACATATTCCCCGTCAGTAAACTTGAGGGTCTTGCTATTGTCATCTGCGCCAGACAAACTAGTTTCACCGCCAGTAGCAGTGTAGTGGTAGCGTTGCCTTACGCCTGAACCTGTTGGGGATTTACCTATGTATGGCATTTAACTCCACTCCTCTGTCGGGGCAGTAGGCCAAGTCGGGTTGTCAGGATTAGCCTTGCGAATAGTACGCAGTGACTGACGATATGTATCAAACGCTGTTACACAAGCAGATGTAAGCCCTGAATTTGGTATTTGTGTCCAGTCACTTATATCCAACAAATGCTGTGCTATTCCTGCATTGTCTAACTGATGTGCAGTGTGTTCTGATTTGGTGTACTTTGACATTACCCTGCAATCTCCATAACTGTAATAGTAGTAGGCACACTCTGAGACGCTGGATTATCGCCTCTTGAACCTATAAAACCATCACCATTAAAAGAACCTAATTGTAACTTATAAGTTATCTGGCTTGTTGTGGCTGGGCTATCAAGGTGCGTAATACTAAATCCTACAGATTGATAAGCTTCATCGGGAATTGTAAACGCAGAACCATTATAATTTGCATTAGCACTGCTTGTTCCTGCGCCAATCTTTGTTGAATCTCGCAACAAATGAAGCATGGATAAGTTTCCACCTGTATCATTGCCCACCACACCAGACACCATAATAAATATTTTATTTGATGTAGATGTTGGTGTTATATCTACAGAAACACCGCAGTCAGCCATTGTACCAGCCGTGGCTTGCTCAAAGTAAGTTGTCCTCTGGAAAGTCTGCACTTGAATGACACTACCTGATGGCATATTAGAAGATAATACAGTAGACCCACCACCAATTAAATCTGCTAAATTTCTTGCTACACTCATTTGTTTATCCTACGGTTTGTCGAAGATTTACCTATATATGCCATTGTCTATCCAATCAGGTTATGATGTTTGATAGGTTATGCCTACAATAATGTCTGCTACACCACTTGATACTTCTGACCAAATAATTGCGTCATCAGTTATAGCACTTCCAGAGCCTCTAAAACGACCCTTAGAAGTGTTTGGCGATGTCCTACTAGCTATAGATGTTCTTCCGCCAGAAAAAGTAATATTGTCTGATACTACTGCGCCAGTTGCATAAGTACCAGATGGCACAGCAAAAGGTAAACTAAAATTGACATTACCTCCGCTAGTCATTCCAGATGAAGAAATGTTAACTAATGTAAACCCGACATGAACCAATTTTCCTATCTTGATATAGTTACCAGTAGAGGTTGTGCTAGAAGTGTTGCCACTATCGTCTGTTAATTCAACAGTGTATGTCCCTTCCTCATAATCATCAAATAATTCAGATGACACAGTACCAGAACTGTCGCTAGTGGCACTGAAATCTATGCCTTGCCCATCAGCAAAAACAATATCACCAGACAGTGTGCCAAGTGCTGTACTATCTAATTTACTCAGTGCCATTAGCTAACTCCGTTAGATGCTCTGTGCATCAATCATATTTTTGTATGCAGTTTTAACTGCGCTAGTCCAGACAGCACTAGCAATAGCCTGTACCTCTGTGCTTTCAGATGATGTGTCATAGTCTGACCAAGTATCGCCTGACTTCACACAAGGATGGATTACCTTGCGGCTAAAGCTACGGCTAATCTCAGTTCCACTGTCTTTGATTACTGTAGCTGTCCTAATCTGGATAGCTTTGTAATCTCCGACTACTTCAATCTTATCTTCAACTGTTTCTTTTGTTAGTGCCATAACCTAATCCTTATGCGTAAGGGCTATCACCCAAAACCGATGTATCCCAAGCGGCTTTCAACTCAGCGATGGTTGTTGCATCACCGATAGCAGATGCACCTGTAGCATCACGCAGGGCAGTCTTTTTAGTTACAGAAGCAGCCTTTGCAGTTGAGTCGTCAGCTTCTAGTGCTTTCATGTAAGCTACATCTTCTGCCTCTAGCAAGGGCTTACGCACCTCACGAATTTTATCCTTGAAGATTTCCTTTGCCTTAGTCAGGTCTTCTGTAATGACAGAACCAGACAGTGACCAAGCACCCCGGAAGTCTCTGTTTGCTGGAACGGTAGCGGTTGAAGCATCAATCTGATTACCGTCCTTATCTACAATATAAGTTGTTACAGCCATCTATATCTCCTATGCGGCTAGTTCATCAGATATACGCCACGCATTGCGCCACGTTCTTGTTTGCGGTAACTGGTCTTTACGACATATTACCATTTTCGGCTTATTGCCGTTATCCCACTCCTGCCATACAGACTGTGGAACATCCTTCATAATCAGGTACTCTATTGCTTCTTCTTCGGTCATAGCATCTACTGGCTGTGTCTCATGCAATAGATACCCACGAGTATGCTTCTTAAAATCAGGCTGTGCCTCGTCCTTTGCTAGTTCGTGGTACACCCACACTGGCGGTAAGATGCCGCCCTGTAGCGCACAAGCCATCCAGTTAGGGTCAGGCACAAGTATCTTAGCACACTCATCAATGCTGTCCTCATAGACAACACGATAGTCAGACTGATATGGCTCTAGGTTTTCCTTTGCCCAGCATAGCCTGTCCCAGAGATGTGTGCCTTTGAAATCAGGTGTCTGCATTATGCTAAATCTCCGTGAGCCGCTGTATATGCAATTCTGTCAAGAGGTGTTTTGTTGGTTACTGAACTCACATAATAAATATTACATTCGTATGCTGATGATGTTTTGCTTTCTACAAGGAAATTAAACAAATTATTGCTCGATACGTTATCACAACTCCCCATAGGGGCATAACTTGCGCTTGAAAAATTAACAATCACATTGACGCCAAAATCTCCTGCAGCATCATCATCTAATGAACTAACACCAAAACTATCGTTTATGCTTGCTCCATCATTAGGCTTATCAAGCCACGCCTTCGCACTGCCATTCACAACATACATGGTGTTAATGGAATTTGGGATGGTTACAGGTGAGCCATCGACTGTTTCTGTAGTAGTCGTACCTTCAATGGTATCTGCTATAATCTTGCCAGCCATTATGCCAAGTCTCCAAATACTTGATTATGTCCTAGTGCTGAATCATTGTAACTAGCGGCTGAAGTTTCACTTGCCCAAGTAATAAAACTAGAAGCCGCTATTGTGTGCATAAGAATACTTTGTCTATTATCAGCATTATTAGTCGTGTCATTGTCATGTTTGCCTAAAGCACCACCAGACCAGTTGACGCTTGACATGCTGTTTGTAAAAGTAAAAGTGTATTTGCCTACGCCACCATCTACTACTGAAGTATAATTAAAGGAATCACCTACTCCTGTTAAGTCAGCCCCTGATGTTAAACTAGTGCCATCATACCTAATCCACGCCTTTGCCAGCCCTTGTTGCAGTTGCATCGTAGCAGAACCGCCCTCAGAGGTAATCGTCACATCGCCAGCAGAAGTCTTGCCAGTGAGTGTATCTACAATTACTTCACTCATGCCAAGTCTCCATGTCCAATGTAAGAAACGTCATTTTCATCAACACCATTTTGGCCAGAGTTAGTAAGTGACAAAGATATTGATGACGCAGACTTTGCTGTTGTGGTCAAAACCCTTGTTCCAGCATCGTGTCCACCCATGCCACCTAAAGCATAAGTAGATGTACTGTAACTATTTGTCCAGTTGTGAGTGCTATCCCCATCATCATCATCAGAAGTGCTAGATACGTTTAAGCTGTCATTTACTGTAAGGCCACTAGATTGGTCATACTGAGCAAAACACTTAGCCGCACTCTGCTTAGTCAGCGTGACAGGGCTAGTACCGTCATTAGCTACTATTGTATCTGCTTTTAATGTACTCATGCAATCACCACAGTACCGCCAGTAGAAACTGTAAGCGTTACCCCTGTTGCTATTGTTAATGGACCTGCACACAGTGCGTTTTCAGTAGCAGTAATAGTCGTGCTGGTATTTAGTTCCTGTTCATGGACACGGAATATGTCACCTTTAGCTTCACCATTAACAGTGCCATTTTCGCCCTTGAACATACCGCCACCACCTTCAATAGTGGTAGTGCCTACTGCTTTACCCTGATAGACAATATAAAAGTCATCAGTAGAGGCAACTGTACCTGTCGTGGTAAGAGTAGTACCAGACACACTGTAAGCTACACTAGGCTCTTGGCGAACATTGTTTATAAAAACTTCAATATCATTAGGCGAACCTACTGTGTGGTCTAGGGTAAATGATGTTCCTGAACCACCAGTTAGGTCTTGATATTCTGTTTTACCTACAGCCTGTGAAGGAAAGTTGCCAATATAAGGCATTAGGTTATCTCCATAATACTCATTGTAGTATCAGCACTGTTAGCTGTATCCGAAACAACACTAAGTGTGTTAGTAGCTTCCATGATAATCTTATTACCTGCCATGTATTCAAACGATGATGCGGCAGGAATAGGAATATCTTTTGCTAGGAATACAGTAGAACCAGCAGCCAGTTTAATGTCTACAAGTATTTGACTGCTGGTTGTATTAGCAATGGTCAGGCCAATAACAACAGTAGTGGTAGACGCTGGTGCAGTATATACGTTCATTGCTACATTAGCACCAGTACTAGAGCCGTCAAACGTCTTTACTTTGAAGGTATTAGCCATGACCTACTCCTTATGCAGCATCGTTTACGATAGCAGCAATAACACAGTCTACGTTCGCTGTGTCAGCAATTGCTTGTAGGTTTGCCTGTGTTGTATCGTTAGGTGTAATTACCATAGTTTCACCAGCCGATACTTTAATTTCACTAGCCGCCTTAGATGCTGCACCGTTAAGCGATACAGAAATGTAATTTGTGCTATCTAAATTTTTGATAATCAAAAACTTAATGGTATCTGCAGCAGCAACAGTAGTTACTGTGCCATCTACTGCAAGAGCATCTGCCTCAACAAAAGACTTACCAGATAGAATAATTTCATCTGTAGTTGTCTTTACTGTTGTTTTCTGATAATACCACTTATCACCTGCGTTTGTAGAACCAAGAGATACGGACATACTTCCTGAAAGTATTTGAGAAATCTCATCAGGCAATACCGTTGCCTGTACGGTTACTGAGGCTTCGTTTGCCATCTGTCTTCTCCTTAATAAAGGTTAGGTTAATTATACCACATTATGTGGCTATTGTCAAGCACTATTAGCCAAGTGCAATGGCAAGGGCTGTAGGGTCATCTGTCGAAAACCCTGCTACATTACTCATATAATTTTTTACGTCAGTCATAGCAATTTGAACCATTGTACCGCCATCATTAGCTACAAGTCTGTCAGTGTCTACTAATGTTGTAGAAGTAGCTGAAGTTGCACCAGACATAAGACTTAGTTCAGTAGGTGTGGCTGAAATAGCTACTGTAGCAGCCGTATCAAGCAGTGCTACGTGACCTGACAAACTAGGCAACTCAATATCGTGGTCTGCTGTTGGGTCTGCATTTTTCTTTAGAGCAATTCTAAATGTAGAAGTAGAGTCTTCAAAGTCTACGGCATTATCGTGTGCAAGTTGAATATCGCCACCGCTAACTGAAATACCACT